GAATATTATCTGGTAAAGGTTCTCCGGTTTCTTCTGACTCGGCTATAGCTTCGACAGCTTGCTCTGCTAGCTCGTTGGCTTCTTCGCTAACTTCTTCTAGCACTTGTTGTTCTTGTGCTTCTGTTTCCGGTTGTACCTTTTCTTGTTCTTGTACGGGCTCGGGGTTTTCATCGCTTCCAACCACTCCTGCGTCGTCAGCTCCACCTGCATCAACCTCTTCTGTTGAGGTCTGTTGGTCTTCATCTTGTTGTATTGGTTTATCTAAATTTACTTTAATAACACTATCATCATCAGCAGATTCAAATGAATCTACGCTGACTTTAGTAACTGTTTCTTCAATGTTTTCGTTTTCTTCCATAATATAAAATATAAATTAATAGTTATCTAGGTAAAAATCCACCTAAATCTATACCGCCAAGTACATCATTACCTGATGACTCAAACTTTTTAGGTGGAGTACCTGTCTTTCTTTGATCTATAAGCTCACTTTGTTGTGAAGCTTGTATTTTAGTTCTTTCGTCTTTTCTGTCTTCTTTTTCTTTTTCTCTGTTTTTAATACCTTCAACCTCAGCTTGTTTTAATTGCATGTTCATTTGAAACTCTATTTGCATCAACTGCTTTTTTATTTCAGCTTCTCTATATAGCTTTTCAATACTCAATTGGCTTTCCACTTGAGCTAATTGAGCTTTTGATTGAGTTATAGCTTGGTTCTTCTGTAACTCTACTTGAGCGGCGTTTTGAGCGGCTTCAGTATTAGCCTGACTNTGCATCTGTATNTTTTGTTGCTGCAAAGCTTGGTCTTTAGCNTCTTTTTCTTTTCTTCTTATTTTTAATAATTGATTAGCTAANTTTACATTTCTTATCTCTCTTACATCTATAGCATCTTCGAGATTTATATTTTTTTGAGCTAATGCCATTTGAATATTATTTTCTAGCATTTGTCTTTCTTCTTCATCTGGAGCTAGCTCTAAGAATATACCGAAATCATATAAATGCAAATCAGACATCTCTTCTAATGTAGCTACGTTGTGAGCGCCTATTGCTTGTATAAACGCATCTTTAGTAGGTGAGTATTCTATGACGTCTGATATTCTAAGCGATAAGCACTCGGCAACTTCAGCTGTTAAATAAAGACCTGCTTGCAGTATATGTCGAGTAGCGGTGTTACTGTTAGCTGCAGCTAGTTTTTGAACTCCAACTAAAGCGTTAGAGTCTGGCGTGCTACCATCTCTAGCCTCGTTTAGTCCGGTTGTATCTCTAATCATTTGCAAGTAATAGTTGTAGTTTGCTATTAACGCTTGCATTTTACTACCACCACTACCATTTCTTATTTCTTGTATTGGTACTTTACCAGGGTTCATATCACCATCAGCAGTCATTGATCTACCTATAACAGAACCAGTTTGGAAGAACATATTTAGCGCTTCTTGTGGATTATAGTTCGTACCATTACCTAAGTCTATTTCAGCTAAGCCATCAGCATCTAAATAAACACCATCTGGAACCATACGCGACATCACTTGCTGTATTTTCAAATGTGTCAACTGTATCATATCTGCAAAGCCAGTTATACGACCTACTAAAGATTCAATTTTACCTTTATACATACGAGGAGCTACTATAGCGTAATTCATCTTTACTTTAGTATAATCGCTTTTTGGTCGCATCATGTTTTTAGACATCTCCCACTTAAGTAGCTTGTTAGCACCAAGAATATAAGCTCCTTCATACAAGCACTCTACATTAGTCTGTAGTTTAGAGAAGTTTGCGTTTTCATTTTCTGGAGGATTAAAAGTATCATCTTTTTCTATAGCTCTTTCTAAACCAGTTGAAGTTTGTTTTATTTTGTAGACTTGATTCATATAAGTTTTATAATTAAAATATAAAACCGATACTTTATTATTGTCTTGCTTATCGTATCTTGAATAATTATCAACATTAGAAGGTGAATTAGACTTTTCTATTTCTTCTAAATCTTCTTGAGTTAAATGTGGGAACTGTTTTACTAATTCATTTATAGGTATAGACTTGACTTCACCAGCGTAATATATATCATCAAAGTATGGAGATTCAGTATAAGAGTAAACCAAATCAGCTGGATCAACATAATCTATAGTCACACCTTCTGATGTATTGAAGTTTGTTTTAACAGCGCCTATTCCAAGAACTGCTAAATCATAATAAAATCTTTTTTTAATAAGATCGTATTTATTACCTTCAAATAAAACGTTTAATGCTTGCTCTTCAGCTATCTCAACTGCTTGTTTGTAATTAAGCTGCATGTGTAACTTTAGTTCTTCTTCGCTTTTAGGTAGTGTTTCAGGATCGTTGTCATATAGATTTATGCCAAAAGCTTCAGCAACATAATTATTTAGATCTTGAGTTTTCATGTCACGGAGTATAGACTCCATGTATTTTGTTCTTTTTTCAACGCCGTAAGGATCTTGTGAATACGCCTTTATATCGTACTCTTTGTCTGCCATACCGTTTACAACAATATCTACGAACTTAGGTATAATTGGAACTGGCTTCCAGTCTAAGTTTAAATAAGACAAATCACCATTAATAGACAACTCATCTTTGTATTTCTGAACAGATTGTTCTCCTCTAGCGTATAATCTCAGGTTGTGGAAGTTTCTTTGGTTGTGACCATACATACTTTGAGTATTGCTTCTCGTAGATCGATTATCGCCATACCACTCTTGCTCGATAGCTTTAGCTACTTTTAATCCGTAATCGTAGCTAACCTTTTCAATATCACTAACTACTTGGCTTGGGAAATATTTACCTGGATATTTTGACATACTATTGTTTTATTATTTTTGAAGCAAAGCCATTGTTATCATATCTGGCTATACCTAAATTTATCTTTTGTTTAGATCTATTAGCTACCGGTTTATACAAATGTCTGTTGCAAGCCATTATGGCTAAACCAGAGCTTATAGAAGCATCATGTTTAGTTCTTTTGTTTATATCAAATTTAGCCCAATCGCTTAGCGTTTCGTTAAAATACATTGTTCCGTAATCACCTTGACTTCTAATTCCAACATGGTCGTTTATGTACATTTCAATAGCAGCGGCGTGAGCCTGTTTAATATCTTCGCTAGAGTTAGGCATGCCACCTATTTCTTTTTCAGCTACAGATAACTTATTCCAAATCTTGTCTGGTCTATTCATGCTAAATCCTCTATAACCTCTTCTTTTGAAATGATATAATAATCTTGGTTTATTATTCTCNGCTAGTAGCGGCATACCATAAAATACGCATGCCATTAATACATCTTCAAAAAATATTTCAGCGGTTTGTGGTCTAGCAATATATTCCAGAAAAAACGTGTTAGCTGGAGCTGACTCCATGCTAAATTTAGTTAGTCCATGAAGAGATCCGTTGGATCCTCTACCATCAACTGTGCCACTAATATCATAGCTATCGCAACCAAAAGCTCCAACATGTTCGTTTCCCGGGTATTTAATTCCATTTTTAAGTATCACTCTATTTTGTAAATTTCTATCTGGAACCCAACTTACATTAAACCTACCGTTTGGATCTGGATTAAAAACTACTTGAGTATCTTTTATACCATTAACCCACTGAAATGAACCTTTAGTAACAACAGAAGAGCTTCTGTTTCCTTCATTATAATCTATTTGCTCGTATATTTTAGCTAAGTTAAACAGACTGTTTTTAGTTTCATCTCTAAACGCATGCTCTTCAGTTCTTGGAAACTGACGGTAAAATTCGTTTAAAGCATCTTGATCGTCTTTTAAGCCATCTACTTCGTTCTCCCAGTGATCTATAACGCCTATGTCTATTAGTTCACCGTCTGGTCCATAAACATCTCGTCTTGGAGTATTAAATACTGGTTGTCCAAACTCGTCAATAAATCCTTCAAAGTTCCATTCCATTGGGATAAACAAAGAATATAAACCAGATTTTGTTTGACCATTTCTATTACGTTTTGTGACATCACTGTCGTTATATAATTTTTTAAAGTTTTCACCACCTTTATCAAGAGCATTACTAGTCGAGCCCATCATACATTTACCTATCACCCTACTACCAAGACGCAAACAGGTTTTTGTAACTCGCCAGTTATTAAGTATATTATCAGGCCTTTCCCACTTACCACTTTCATCATGAACTAGCAAGCTAAGCTTTTCACCATCATAGCTGTTGTCTCCAGTATTTTTCCAGTCAATAGTAGTATCTAGACCTTTTATTTCTTCTAGCTGTTCGTTAGATGTTATTTTCTTACGTGTAAATTTACTAGCAGGCACACGATATGCAAGCTCAGACTTTGGTCTATCCATACCGTCTTGTACAGGTTTGAAAAAGAAAGGATAGTTAAT